GTTCAAGACTGATCCAACCGTGAGGGCAGAGTTCTTCAACCATGTCTATAGCCGTTAAGAAAAAGTATGTAGATTTCGACCGCGTTCGCGGGCATCTGAACACATGCATTCATGACATGACAGTGAACCACCAGTGGCAACCCGACGTGGTGGTTCCTATCGTTCGTGGTGGATTGCTGCCCGCGACAATGCTGTCACAGTATTACGCGGTCCCGCTCATGCCAGTGTCACTGTCGTTCAGGGACTTCAAGCGTCTGGACTCGTCGGTGGAGGATGTCTGTGCTGTTCTCCGAAAAGGGTTCAAGCGTATCCTAGTGGTGGAAGATATCAACGACAGCGGCGCCACTCTGGGTGCGGTCACTGATCTATTTCACGAATGGTCCGACAAACTGACTGACGCTGCTCCGGTCATCGACGTGCGTGTTCTTGCACTGGTTGACAACAGCGCATCGCGCTTCAGGAACGTCGATTACGCGGGCGAGCTCATCAACAAGCATGAAGAGGACGTCTGGGTAGTCTTCCCATGGGAAGAATGGTGGGTTGACAAACCATAACCATTTTGCTATAATTGGTGTAATGGATAAGGAATCTGCGATGAACACGATTTTTGATGCGGTATTGGACAAAGAGAAGCATCAATTGCTGAGAGCAACACTCACGATTCGTGATATCTTGGTTCGAAATGGTAGAAGTGAGGACTTTATTAATACCATGATCGACGCGATTGATCCATGCTTGGGTGCAGAAATCGCCTATGCATGCCTCCGCGGGAGTTCGTTTATCGAGAAACTCGCCAATGGTGACGTTTTGGAGTTCGTAGTCCGTGACGAGGCGTCGTATCAGGCACTCCGATTCAAGGAATACGGGTTCGGCAAAATCGAGCTGATCAAGGTAATGCGTGAGCTTGCCTCGATTGGCCTCCGTGAAGCCAAAGATGCGGCCGACTCGATCATTGATCACGGCAATTGGTCAGTCACCATCTCAGTAATAAGGCCGCCTCTGAATGCATGGCAGATCACCAGGACCGTGGCGCTTCTGAACCAACATGGGATCGAGCTACTTCTCAAATGAGCGAAAAGACAATTTCGGAGGTGATATTCGACCTCCCAGTAACAAACCAGATCGCGATTCGAAATCATATGAACGAGATCTATCGCATCTTAACTGAGAATGGCGTCGACTCCACGACCATACATGATCAAATGGCCGATCTGATGGGCGCGGTCATGGTTCTCAACCTGGGTGCGTCGAACATCCCCACGCAAGGCGATACCATTCATTTCCATTCCGTCGATATTGCAGTTACGGCAGAGACGGCAATATCGTCCATGGGTGTCGACGGCACACCCATCGTAATCTATCGGAATTTCATGGTCCTGGCGAAGGCTATTCGCCGAATTGCGGGTATTCCATTGATAGAATGCAGACGCCTAGCAGAAACGATCATTACGAAAGGGCACCTCACTGTGATTGCTGGCGGTGAGTCGGCTAAACTGGACCCCTCGGTCGTATTTGATGAATACGAGGCATGCAAACGGGTAGGGGTCACAGTAACAATAAGGAGGCGTGATGCCTAAATTTGTTTCAACAAAATCTTACACGGCGGAACGCGGCTTTGCAGTCGCCTACCGCCAATGGCGCGCAGAATCTCACTGCCGTTTGATCCATGGCTACAGCCTGGGATTTCACTTTGAGTTCGAGAGCGAAACGCTCGACGTTCGTAACTGGGTAGTCGATTTCGGCAGCCTGAAGACACTCAAAGAAAAGCTGGACGAGTGGTTCGATCACACGTGCCTTGTGGCCCAGGACGATCCGGAGTTCGAGACATTTGAGATGCTGCACAAGAAAGGTCTCATCAAGATGGTTGTAGTTGAGCGCACCGGCTGCGAGGGACTGGCAGATTTCCTGGCTCAGTACATCAACGAAATCTGGATGGAAGAGAACGGGTATGCTGACCGAGTCAAACTGCGGAAGGTAGAGGTGCGTGAAACACCTAGCAATTCCGCAATGTGGCTTGCGGATGGAGCTTGACCATTCTTTGAGCTCGCTACCATTCAACCAGAAGCCCACAGCGTTTTATCGATTTGGGTCATGGATGGCCAAGTATAAGCAGGTGATGGACTTTATTGCAGAGAACAGATTGCAATGCACGGTTCGATCATACACTGACAACTGGTCGCAAATGGAACATGAATTCTGTGCAGAAATCATTTTCGAGTCAAAGGAAGATCTGACGTTCTTCCTGCTTGGGGATGTTCCTAAGCCAGAGAAGTTGATGAACTTCGAATGAAAGTCCATGACAGTTATTGACACGTTCAGACAAGACTCGACCGGGTTACAATACCACGTCGTGATTGATTCTATAAAGGCCGTCCGTTACCACGACGAAATATCGAAAAGGTTGGGCGAAGCCGGCATATACCATGCATGGGAATACTGCCAGGTCATAAACTATCGACGCCTATGCTTTGTGACATGTGAAGACCGAACGATGTTTCGTCTCATGTTTCCATCCGTAGAGAGCTCTGCCAATGGATGGTGATGACGGCCAGGATCTGCTTGGTGATGAATGTCCTGCGGTTTTGGTTCCCCTCACGAGATTTATCAAACAAGGTAAGGCCATCGAGGCATCTATAAACGGCATGGGATACCGATGCGGATGGTTTATGTCACCCGATATGGCACGCGTTTCTTTACGCCTTGAGTCTACAGAAGCGCTCACGGCGTTGATATTGGCTATGCCCGATATCGACTTTGAGCTAGACACCCGCTCAAAAACTTTGACATGGCTTGGCACACGTAGTAATATAACATATGAGTGAAAAAATCAAAATTGCCGAGGTCTTCTTCTCGTTGCAGGGAGAAGGCCAATACGTCGGCACACCGAGCGTCTTCATCAGATCGTTCGGATGCAATTTTCAATGCCGTGGATTCGGCATGCCCAAAGGTCAGAAGACTGATGCCCCGGAACAGATCGCCAAATTGGTGCATCTGTACGACACCTATCACGAACTTCCGCTCGCCTCAACTGGATGCGACAGCTACCCAAGCTGGCACCCAGCCTTCAAGAAGTTCAGCCCGATGATGACAACGGATGAGCTTTTCGAGGCTGTGCGAGCCTCCGTCCCAGAGACCACACCGTTCGAGAACGTGCATATCGTTATCACTGGCGGGGAGCCATTGCTTGGTTGGCAGCGTGCATGGCCAGAGCTCATGGATCGATGCATCCAAGAAGGCGTCACCTACTTTACCTTCGAAACGAACGGCACACAGCGGCTGTCTGACGACTTCGCGGCGTGGCTTCGTAATACCACTGCGGACGTCTTGTTCTCATTCAGCCCCAAGCTGAGCTGCTCTGGTGAAGAGCACCAAGACGCTATCAAGCCAGACATCGTTGCGCAAATTCATGACATCTCAGTGGGAAATTCCTACCTGAAATTTGTCGTGGCCGAAGCGGACGATGAACAAGAGATTCTTGACGTCATAAGCGAGTATCGGGCAACTGGGTATGATGGTGACGTCTACCTGATGCCGGTGGGCGGCACCGAAGACCTATACTCACTTACCTCACCTGAAGTGGCCAAGATGGCAATGAGGTTGGGGCTGAAGTTCAGCCCAAGACTACAGGTTGATCTGTGGCGGAACGCGCACGGCACCTAAGGATACACGATGTTTGGAAACGTAAAAAAAGAAGAGTTCGAAGCACATCAAAACAAGAACTCCCAGGACTTTGAAACCCTGCATAACGAAGTGCAGGCGCTCAGAAAAGAGCTGACTGATCTACGGTCCCTCCTCACCATTCGATTCGAGGATTTGGTCAAGAAGACCAACGAAGGCCGCAAGGAGGCGGCAACGGTGGCTGGAGAGCCTTACGTTGCGATCACATCTGTTTCAACCGACAACCCATCACAAGGTGGGTCCATCGAACTTGACTGGAACGACATCTTTGTCGCCAAACTGATGCGAGCCGGGTTTGTAGGTAAGACAGAGGCCGACATCGTTGACCAATGGTTCCAAGAAGTGTGCCGCGGAGTGGTAGCAGAAAACTGGGAACAGGAGGAAGCAAACAATGCAGCAGACCGACGAACCGGCCAGCTCGATGCCAATGGTCGAAGATCTTACGAGTGAAGGCGCATACCTACTCAAGTACAGTGTGTCAAAACGCCCGACGTTCGGTGAGGCAAGGCGCTGGTGTCTACGTAACGGCATCCGCCTTCGTCAGCGCGGCCTGGTTGAGCAGCGTGGCTCACTGTATCGTGTTCTAGAGTTCAGAAGCTCAGAGCATCGCCTGTCGTTCATCATGGTGTTCGACATAGGGGGATAAATTTGAAAAAATACATCATCGTAGACGCGATGAACCTGTTCTTCAGGTCCATCCACGTACCATCACAACACGCAGACATGTGGACCAAGGTGGGCTTTGCGCTACACCTCACACTCATGTCTGCCAATTCTGCCGTCCGTAGATTGGGCGGTGGCCACGTTGTATTCTGCATCGAGGGCCGATCATGGCGCCGAGAGGTGTTCGCACCATACAAGCGTACCCGGGACGAAGCTCGATCCGCACGCACAGAAGATGAAGTAGAAGAGCAGAGCATCCTACTCGAAGCATATGACCACCTCATCACATTCCTGCAGGAACAGACGAACGTCACCGTTCTGCACTCTAAGAGAGCAGAGGGCGATGACATGGTCGCTCGATGGATCGCCCTGCACCCGGATGACCATCATACCATTGTGAGCGCTGACAGCGACTTCATCCAATTGCTGAGCCCCACCGTCGAAATCTTCAATGGCATCACAGATGAGCTGATGACAGTCGAGGGCATCTTCGACAAGAAGGGCAAGCCGATCAAAGACAAGAAGACAAAGGAGCCAAAGCTACCGGAGGACCCAGCTTGGGCACTCTTCCTCAAGTGCATCCGTGGCGACAAGTCCGACAATGTGTTCTCCGCTTACCCCGGGGCACGAGAGAAGGGCTCCAAGAACAAAGTCGGCATTCGTGAGGCATTCGAGGATCGCGAGCACCAAGGCTTCGCATGGAATAACTTCATGCTCCAGAGGTGGGTAGACCACGAAGAAGTAGAACACAAGGTGGTCGACGACTACAACCGCAACGTCACGCTGATCGATTTGACAAAGCAGCCCGATCACCTCAAAGCAGAGTTTGATGCTGACATCACATCCGCAGTCAACGTGCCGGCCAAATCTCAGGTTGGGATCCGATTCCTCAAGTTCTGTGGTCAGTATGAGCTGAAGAAGCTCTCGGATGTCTGCACTGACTTGACGGCTTGGTTGAATCACAAGTATGACGGTCCGCTTCTCAAGGAGACTCTGAATGAAGCTATCTGACACTGACCTAAAGCGACTGATTGACGTGCATGCGCCGGCATTGCGGTTAGTGTCGAGTGTCCATCCACAATCCATCACTGATTTGTTGCGTGCCGTAGAGCAAGAGGCGATGGAGAACTGTGCAAAGCTTTGTGACCGACTGGCTGCCGCCAACGAGTCGGAGATTGGGAACTTAACAACAGCGCAACGGAACGCCGCAGCGTTCATCCGGGAGTGCTCAAAGTGACTCGACATAAGCGGACGATGTTTCAAGCTCGTAACGTGCGGAGTGCCATGCAGATTTTCAGATACGTCGAGCAGTTTCGTATCCTCTGCACCCGCATTCCTCGGTATGCAAACTCCGGTGGAGGCGGCCCATACCGAGACTTCAAGGAGGTAGACCATGACAACGACAGTAGCAAAACCGATCCGATCTGATTTCTGGATTCTGAAGAAGGGCCAGGTCAAGGTGGGCGAATTGCACGGAGGCCCATGGAAGTTCGTCGTCGTGATGAATGGTGTTCGGTCTGAATCAAAGACCTTGCAGGAAGTGGTAGCCAAGCTCGATCTAGTGTTCGAGGATCCTACCGACGAGACATCGGCCTGCAAAGAGATCAACGGCTTCCCGACATCGGGACCAGTGTTCAATCCCGGGTTCGACGTCAAGAAGGGCTACGCTGTGTTCACGAAGGAGCAAACGTCAAAGGCGTTCTTTGCTGCTGGATGGTTCATTGTAACACGCGGTGCCAACCGTCGCAAGATGTTCTGCCCGAAGGTCCTCGTCTTGCAACGCTACCCATTCGAAGGCCCGTTCAAGGAGGAACCGCATGATTAACATCGACCGATTCGTCCAGAAGCTGAGTGCAGCAGAGTCCAAACGCCAGAAGGAGGTAGTGCTCACTATCGACGAGGCGCGGAAGCTCCACGCAGAGATCACAGCCGTGCTGTCAGGCGCAATCACTATTGCGAATGACAACGACAAGGAAGAGGTGATCCAGGTAGAACTGCGCGGCTCTGATTTTTAGATATCTCTGTACATTTCTGCCATAAATACATACGTTATGAGTAGACCAAAACCAACTGTCTTGGCAGAAATCACTGACAAGGCAACATACCGTACAGAGTCGGTGTTGATGAGCGAGGGGATTTGGGCTGTCTTCTATGACGGCAAGCCCTTCAACCTCAGATCGTCGGACTACCTGAATCGTGGCCAAGGGCCGAAGTACAAGAAGGTGTCGTTCTCCAACCCAGGACACGCCTTTAGCTTGGCACGACGATTGAACAAGAAGTTTCGAACCGACAAGTTTGCGGTGATCAAGTTGACAGATGGCGAGGTCATGTTGATCGATGAATAGGAAGGAAGCCATCACCGAGTACATCCTGAAGAGGATACATGAGCTAGGCGACGCCAAAGCTTACGGGTATCTATCACACGGGTTGGACAAGGCGATGGTGCTATGGTGGTGGGACAATCGTTCCAACGAGAGCATGCGTCTCTCAATGGCGGGTGAGCAAGTCTTTACACGGTATGTCAGACCACCAGTGGCTTCCTTTGATCTAGACAGAACATGGCACATAGGAAAGAATGTCCTGCTACTTGACAGGAACATGAAATCCCCATACTCTATACACATTAAGGAAGGCAAGATCAATGTCTTCGGGCCCAAAGAAGTAACGGCCATTATTATGTGTGGATCGCTGAGATACTACTTCGGCGACTTCAGCGACGAATAATTTGCACTTTTTGCATCACTGTCATAAATAGAATTGTTATGAACACGAATTACAGAAATCTCCCATGCCTACCCTTGAATACATTAGGGGGCTATCTTCACACGCCTGGGGGTCATTCGTAACTGTACGGATGACGTTAGTCTGAACAAGACCCCGGGATTGAAAGATTCCGGGGTTTTTTATTGATAGGGCTTGACAACTGCAACGAGCCCTGTATAATACAAGAACGATGCAGCGTTATGTGGCGCTGTTGCAGTAGTAGCTTAGAACTTTGTGATAAACCGACAACTAAGGTTAAACGTTTATAGCCATGCGATAAGGTACCGGGTACGACTGACAAGTCCCGTGAAGTCAGGCATAGCAGGTGAGTGATCCCGACCTGCTATTCATTGATGGCCCTGAAAAGTGGGGTGCAGGATCCGTGATCGGAACGAGGCCGAGCATACACGTAAAGATGCGAACGGGCGGAGCTGGGGCATAAAACCTGTGGCGAGAACGCAGGGAGTCAGAACCAGATCATTAGAAATAGCTTACCAACGTGAGTTATTCCTAATGAAAGAATATGGGTCTTCTATCCTTGGAGAGATAAGCTGGCTGTAAACCAGTGGCATTGTCAATAAGTCTGAGTAGGTTCGAATCCTACAGGGCCCACCAAATTTTGTAGCAAGCCGAGGAGGCGTTCAAATCAGGCCGACAGGTCATAACCGCGTGGTTCGATTCCACGATTGCTACGTTTTTATCTAAGGTCCGCGTGACTTAAAACGCGGAGGTGCTAGGCGACCTTAACAGACTGAGCCAGATCCTAGTCTAACTGGTGACATGCCGCCGTGGGGGAATTGGTAGACCCGCTGGCTTGAGAGGTCAGTGCCCATCAACAGGGGCGTGTGGGTTCGAGTCCCACCGGCGGCACCAATTTTGTGTTAGGGTTGTTAGTTGGGTCAAGCGCGAATTGGAGAGCGACCAGTAAACGAAACTGGTGAAGGATAAAACCGACCGCATTGGTGTTGGACGGTAATTTGAAGATGCAGCTACAGGGTCTGAGTAAGGTTCTGCACGTGGCGCGCGTTTCAAGTCTGAGCACACATGGGGGTAATGTCCCATGGATGCCTATAGCGGGTTCGAATCCCGTTGACCCAACCAACAGTCTTAACGCCCCAGTGGTGAAATTGGTAGACACAAGGGCAGACGCATAAATACGATATGGAAAACCATATCGAAGGATTTGTCTACTGTTGGCATGATAGTAAGACCGGTATGAAATATATCGGTAGGCACAAAGGATCACCCAGCGACGGCTACATTGGCAGCGGGTCACACTTCCGCAGGGAGTATGATCGTCGCCCGGATGATTTTTACCGAACGGTGCTCTGGCACATGGAAAAGACTACTCCAGCTGAGCTGATAGCCGAAGAAACGAAGCGGTTGGCCGCAATACCACTAGATGAGATGTCTTACGGCGGATCGCCAAAATACTACAATG